GCTCGCAAAACATAAACCGTAACCGCCGCGCGTGCGCGCGCAACTTCGCCGAAAGGAATGGGTGACATGGGCGAGAGAGGTCGCAAGTCGACCGCTTCGCTGTCCGTTATCGGTGGCGGTGCGGTTGGACGCCGGCCTGATCCGCCGGAAGATTTGACCGAGCTTGAGGCGGCGGTGTGGGTCACGACAGTGGTGCATGAGCCAGCCGACTTCTTCGGGACATCGGCACTTCAGCAGTTGTTGAAGGACTATTGCCGGCACGTCGTTGCGGCCGAGCGGCTGTCGACGGTGATCGAGAAGCACATGAGCGTCGAGGATTCCGATGTCTCTCTTCGCGATCTCGATCTCTACCTCCGGATGCGCGATCGCGAGACGAGGGCGGTGGCGGACAGCGCGACGAAGCTGAGGCTGACCAACCAAAGCCGCTACACGCCGAAGGCCGCGGGGACGGCGGGGCGCCACAATTCGAAGAGCAAGCCGTGGCACGGATAACGCGCGGCGAGCGGAACATCCGATGGATCGAGACCTACTGCCGCATTCCAGAAGGGAAGGACGTTGGTCAGCCGGTCAGGCTGCGGCCCTGGCAGAAGCGCGAACTCAAGAAGATTTACGACAACCCGCATGGCACTCGTCGCGCCATCATCAGCTTCGGCCGGAAGAACGCGAAGACGACGCTGGCCTGCTTCCTGTTGCTGCTCCACCTGTGCGGACCTGAAGCGCGGGTCAATTCGCAGCTGAACAGCGCGGCGCAGTCGAAGGAGCAGGCCGCGATCCTGTTCAAGCTGGCCGCGAAGGTGATCCGGCTTTCGACCGACCTCGATGGCGTCGTCACCATCAGGGATACGATCAAGGAGCTTTTCTGTCCCGAGCTCGGGACGCTCTACAAGGCGCTATCGGCCGAGGTCTCGACTGCCTACGGGCTTTCGCCGGTTTTCATTGTCCACGACGAACTCGGCCAGGTGAAGGGGCCACGTTCGGAGCTTTACGATGCGCTGGAGACGGCGGTCGGCGCCCATGAGAATCCGCTGTCGATCGTGATCTCGACGCAGGCGCCGACGGATGCCGACTTGCTTTCAGTCCTGATCGACGATGCGAAGGCCGGCCGGGATCCGCGGGTGGTGCTGTCGCTCTATTCCGCCGATCCAGACTTAGACCCGTTCGACGAGAAGACGATCAGGCAGGCTAACCCGGCGTTCGGCGACTTCCTCAACGCCGCCGAAGTGTTGGCGATGGCCGAGGACGCCCGCCGGATGCCGTCGCGGGAGCCGGAATTCAGGAACCTGATCCTGAACCAGCGGGTCGAGATGAACTCGCCGTTCATCAGCCGCTCGGTGTGGCAGCAATGCGGCGGCGAGGTCACTGACGATTGGGGCCGCGCCGAGGTTTATTCGGGGCTGGATCTGTCGTCGACGAACGACCTGACCGCGCATGTGCCGATCGCGTGGATCGACGATGCCTGGGAGACGAAGCCGGTCTTCTGGCTTCCCGGCGAAAACCTGCGCGAGAAGGCGCGGGCCGATCGAGTGCCGTATGACGTTTGGGCGGCGGACGGTCAGCTGCGGACCACTCCCGGCCGCGCAGTCGAATATGAGTTCGTCGCCAAGCAGCTGTTCGAATTCGATCAGACACACAACTGGAAGAAGTGCGCGTTCGACCGTTGGGCGTTCAAGCATTTGCGGCCGTGGCTGGTGAAGGCCGGCTTCACCGAGGCGCGGATCGACGAGCTGTTCGTCGAGTTCGGCCAGGGCTTCCAGTCGATGAGCCCGGCGCTCCGCGATACCGAAGCGGCGCTGCTTGAGCGCAAGGTCAGGCACGGCAACCATCCCGTCCTGACCATGTGCGCGGCAAACGCGGTGGTTACGACCGATCCGGCTGGCGGGCGGAAGCTCAACAAGGCCAAAGCGGCTGGTCGCATCGACGGCATGGTCGCGCTTTGCATGGCGTTCGGCGTGGCACCGAATGAAGCCGAAGCGCCGACTTACGAACTGCTGGTCATTTAGAGGAGGCGAGCGATGCAAAATCGCGCCTATTCGAAGCTCGAAATCAAGGCGGTGGACGAAAGCCGGCGGGTCATCACTGGCGTCGCAACCACGCCGAGCGTCGATCGCGTGGGCGACATCATTGATCCCTTGGGCGTCGAGTTCGACAATCCTTTGCCGTTCCTATGGATGCACGACCACGAAATGCCGGTCGGCGAGTGCCGCTTTTCCAAGCCGACGAAGGCCGGCATCGCGTTCGAAGCCGAGTTCGTCCACCCCGATACGGTCGAATCGCCTACGCTCAAGGATCGGCTGCAGCTCGCCTGGGACTCGGTGAAGACCGGGCTCGTGCGCGCGGTCAGCGTGGGCTTCCGGCCGCTCGAATGGGCATTCATCGACGGCGGCGGAATCCGCTACGACAAGAGCGAGGTCTATGAGCTGAGCGGCGTGGTCGTTCCGGCCAACGCCGAAGCGCTAATCTCCGGTGTCAAGAGCCTCTATGGCGCCACCGACATCGACATCGTGAAAGCCGTCGACGCCGAAGCCCGGCGCGAAAACGGCGTTCCCGATCCCGAAATTCCAGAAGCCCCAAAGGACGCTGCCGCGATCGGCAAGGGCGTCCGCGTGGTGAAGCTGGATGCACCTGCCCGCGACCGGGCTCCTTTCGTCATCAACAAAATCCACACGCCCCGACGGGCTAACGGAGGGTAGTCATGAGCTACGCGGAAAAAATCACGGCCTACGAGGCCAAGCGCGTCGCGCTCCAGGATGGTCTGAAGGCCATCATGGACGAGGCCGACGAGAAGGGCGAAACGCTCGATGCCGAGCAGGACGAGAAGTTCAAGGATCTCGAAGAGCAGGTGAAGGCGATCGACGTCCAGCTGGAGCGCTATCGCACGCTCGAGCAGCTCGAGGCCAAGGGCGCCAAGCCGGCGCAGGGCGCGACCTCGGACGAAGGCAGCGGAAGCCGCGGCGGAACGGTTGTCGTCAAGACGCAGCCGAAGCTCGCTCCAGGCATCGAGTTCGCCCGGCTCGTGAAGTCGCTCGGCATGGCCGAGGGCAACATGGCTCAGGCCTGCACGATTGCCGTCAATCGCTACGGCGAGGACAGCAACGCTGCCGGCACGCTCAAGGCTCTCGCCGACCGCGGACAGCGCAAGCTGAGCTTCAGCGGCGTCAACAAGAACAACGTAGTCGCCGGCTCGACACTTTCCGGCAGCTGGACCGAAGACCTGGTGCTCGACGAGGGCGGCGCGTTCGCCGACTTCGCTGAGTTCCTGCGGCCGGCGACGATCGTCGGGCGCATCGAAGGCCTGCGGCAGGTTCCGTTCCGGACGGCGCTCGGTAGCGTCACCAACGGCGGAACCGGCTACTGGGTCGGCGAAGGACAGCCGAAGCCGCTGACCAGCTTCGACTTTGCGAAGACGCATCTCGAGCCGCTGAAGTGCGCCAACATCGCGGTGCTGACCGAGGAGCTGCTGATGAGCAGCGCGGCCTCGGCGGAAACGCTGGTGCGCGACGAGCTCCGGAATGCGCTGGTCGAGCTGATCGACGTTGCGTTCATCGATCCGACCAACGGCGGCAGCGCCAACGTGAAGCCGGCCTCCATTGCCAACGGCGCGGTTTCGATCGCGGCCAGCGGCACTGGCGACGCCGACGACATCAGGCTCGACATCCGCAACCTGCTCCAGGTGTTCGTGAACAACAACATGGAAGGCACCGCTCCGGTGCTCGTCATGCGGACTGGCACGGCCCTAGGCGCGTCGTTCATGGTCAACGCACTCGGCCAGGCGGAATTCCCGAATATCTCGATGGATGGCGGGAACATCCAGAGCATCCGCGTCGTCACGTCGCAGAACGTGCCGGCCGGCGTGGTCGTGGCCCTCCAGCCGTCGGAGATTTACTTCGCCGACGAGGGCGGGTTCCAGATCGACGTCAGCCGCGAAGCCTCGCTGCAGATGCTCGACAATCCGACGAACGACACGGTGACGCCGACTGCGACGCAGATGGTCTCGCTGTGGCAGACGAACTCCGTCGGCTTCCGCTGCGAGCGCATCCTGAACTGGGCGCGGCGTCGGGCCAATGCGGCGGTCGTTCTGACCGGCGCGGCTTGGGGAGGCGCGACCAACACCTAAAGCTGACAGCCCCCGGTCAGCAGGGGCGGCTTCATTCTCCCGAGGCCGCCCCATTTTTCGAAGGAGCGACGGCATGGCGACGAAGCGGTTCTACGCGACGGGCGCGTTCAGGTATGGCACGCGGATGCTCACGGCTGGCGAACCAGTCGACATGGATGCACCGACAGCGCGGCTCTATACGGCACTGAACAAAATTAGCGACGAACCACCCGCAGGCGCGCGGCCGACAAGGCCGCCAGCTGCGAGGGCCACCACCGCCCCGCGCAAGCCCGTAACCCGCAAGAGGACGCGCAAGGCGAAGTGACTGGCTCACTCGCCTTTCGCAAGAACGAGGACGCGATCCGCGCCGGCGACGTGCCGGAGAAATATCTGCGGCTGCTCCCGTTCATCAAGGGCGACCGAATCCTCGAAATCGGCTCGGCCGAGGGAGTGCTTGCGCTCCTGCTGGCGCGCCAGGGCAAGCGCGTGACCGCGATCGAGCGGAGCGCCGAGCGCCACGACACGGCGCAACAGCTCTTCGGCGAATGGCTCAGCCGCGAAAAGCAATTCATCGCGCCGACGTTCATCAACGGCGACATTGCCGATAATCTCTACGCGCTGCATGACAAGGACACGCTGGTTGCGGTGCGGACGATCTATTACCTCGGCGAGCGTCTGGACGCGGTGTTCGCCGACGTCGCCAAGTTCATTCCGACCGTCGTCCTCTGCGGCAACCGCAACCGGGCCGAGAGATGGCGCAAGGGCATCCCCGACGAGCCGCTCGGCGACATGAACCGCTTCGCCGCGCGCGAGGGCATGGCCGAGCTCCTGACGCGCCACGGCTACCGGGTGACGCAGGTTGCGACGGAGGGCGACGAGATTGTCGTTGGTGAGCGCTAATGCCAGCGCCGCCCCCGAGAATGTTTGAGACCGATGCTGAATACGAGTGGCGCAAGGCGGCTCGGTATGGTGAGCGGTATCCTATCCCGGCGCGCAGCCAGCATCGCGTTTTCCACGAACGACGTATCAGGGTCGGAAGAGCCTGGCAGCGGCTAGGCGAAATAACCGGTTTCTGGTGGCCCTTCCTTCTTTGGGCAGACCGTGCCGATTTGCTGGATTAACCCTCGCACCATCCGCTTCAAGATCACGCCGCACGACGACCTGAGAGGCGACAAAGGCGGCGACTGGGATTTGGAGCGGCGCTTCCCGCTGGCCGCAGCGGTCAAGCATCGCTCGATCATCCAGCGTTATGTCGAAGGCCGCAAATGGGAAGAGACGGACCTGTTCGTCGACACCTATGCGCGCCGCATCGCTGGCGAGCCGATCCGCGGCGAAACGACGATCGAAGGGCTGCTCGAGCAATATCGGACGCGGGTCGACGCGATGTTCGACGACATGCGCGCCAACGGCTTCCGCACTGACGCGCCGCCGCCGCTCTTCCTGATCGGACGCGATGGCGAGTTTTTCATCGGCAACCAGGGCAATCACCGCCTCGCAATGGCGCAGGTGATCGGCCTGACAAGCATTCCGGGGGAAGTGATTTGCAGGCACAAACTGCCGAGCTTGAACGCGACAGCCTGACCGGCGTCCCGCCAATCCCGGCGATGACGACCGACGCCGAGCGCGAATGCTATTACCGGCTGGCGAAGGAAGCGGCCGGCAAGGGCGCGATCGTCGAGCTCGGCGCTTGGCTCGGCGCTTCGACCGCCTACATCGCGGCCGGCATCAGGGATTCGGGCGTTCGCACGAAGGCGCACGTTTACGACCAGTTCCAGTCGAAGCCCGGCCACGTCGCCAAGGTGAAGGCCTTCTATGACCGGCAGGGCGTCGAGAATGTCCCCGTCGGCCCGACCTTCGAGCAGTTCCAGAGGAACCTCGGCCCGCTGCTCGATTATGTGACGCCGCACCAGGGCCGGATCGAGAAGATTTCATGGTGCCGCGCGCGGATCGCGTTGCTGGTCAGCGACGCGCCCAAGCGCGTTCCTGCGATCTCTGCCGTCCTGACCGAGTTCCGCGAGGCACTGACGCCCGGCTCGATCATGGCGTGGCAGGACTTTTGCCACTTCCCGAGCTACGAGATTCCGGCCTGCCTCTATCGGCTGCGCGATCATCTCGAATTCGTCGAAGCAATCGTGCCGGGAACGACGTTGGTTTTCCGCGTCAAGTCGAAGTGGGATTGGCGCGAGGTCTCGGAAGATGCGCTGTCGCTCAGCCGGTGGACGCCGGAAGAGATCAAGGAGGCCTGGGTCTACTTGAACGATTTCGTCGCGCCTGAGAAGTTCTGGCTGTTCCAATGCGGCGCGGCAATGTTCGGATGCGACATTGGTGAGGCAGAATGGGCAGTCGCGCTTCTCGGCAATATCATGGCCGACGGCGGGCGCGACGAAATCCTGAAAAAGTGGCGCTACCTGAAGGCCAACCGCGCCGATTTCGTCATCCGCTACCAGCCGCTGTTCGCGTATCTGGAAGCGCAAGGCGCGCTGTGCTGACCGTCCTTTCATGGCTGTGGCATCAGCCCGAAGGCCGGACGACGTTCACCGTGGATCATGTGGCGATTTGGGCCGACATGGTGAGCCGCCATCTGTCGATGCCGCATCGCATCGCCTGCGTAACCGACGCCAAGGGACTGCCGCGCGGCATCGAGCGCATCGATCCGCCGCACGAGTTCGAAAACATCGAGCCGAAGTGGGGGCGGCACAAGCCGAACTGCTACCGGCGCCTGAGCATGTTCCGCAGGGATGCGGCGCGCATCTTCGGCGAGCGCTTCGTCTGCATGGACTTGGATTGCGTCATCGGCGGCCCGCTCGATCCGCTGTTCGATCGGCCTGAAGATTTGGTGCTGTTCAAGGGAACAGCGCCTGACCGCCCGTATAACGGCTCGATGATGATGATCCGCGCCGGTTGCCGGCCGCGTGTTTACGAGGACTTCAACGCGAAGAGCGCGCGCCTCAGCGGCGAATTGTTCGTCGGTTCCGATCAGGCCTATCTGGCGCTCGCGCTCGGCCGGAAGGAAAAAACTTGGTCGGAGCGCGATGGCGTCTTTTGGTATGGCCCGGCCTACCAATCAGAGCGGAAAGCCAAGCGGGGCAGGTTCGCGCCGCGGCTGCTGTTCTTCCCCGGCAAGATCAAGCCGTGGACGCTCGCTTCGATCCGAACCGACCCGTTCGTGACCGCGAATTATCGCATCGCAGAGAAGGAGGCCGCCTGATGATCGAGATCGCGAGCGTGATCGTCCTGGCTCTCGGCGGCGCGACCTGCATATCGGCCGGCGTTTTCGTGGCGTTCGGCACAGGACCGGGCTTGATCGCGCTCGGTGCCTTCTGCCTCGGGGCCGCCTTCATCGTTCTGCGCGGAGCCTCGCGTGCATAGGGCGCTGCAAATCCTGTCGGCCGGCCTCATGCCGAGCGTCGGCAAGGGCCTCTCGCCGCCCGACAACCGCGGAGGGTGGTGGCCGCTCGTAAGAGAGCCGTTCGCCGGAGCGTGGCAGCGCAATCTCGAGCAGCTCAGTCCCGACCAATGCCTCGCGATGCCTGCGGTGTTTGCGTGTCATACGTCGATCTGCAGTGACGTCGCCAAAAACAGGGTGAAGCTTGTCCAATTCAAGGACGGCGTTTGGCAGGAGACGGTCAACCCGGCCTATTCGCCGGTCCTGCGCAAGCCGAACAATTATCAGACGCGCATCCAGTTTCTCGAAACGTGGATGAATTCCAAGCTCTTGCGCGGCAATGCCTACATCCTGAAGCAGCGCGACGGGCGCAATGTCGTCACCGCGCTCTTCGTGCTGAACCCGGATCGCGTCCAACCGCTCGTCAGCGACGACGGCCAGGTCTTCTATCGGCTCAGCCAGGACAACCTTTCGGGTCTCCAGACTAGCGACGGAATCATCGTTCCGGCGCGCGAGATCATTCACGACCGCTTCAATTGCCTCTTCCACCCGCTGGTCGGCATTTCGCCGCTCTACGCGAACGCGCTGCTGGCGACGAAGGCGACTAACCTTGAAACCGCTGCGGCCCAACTCGCCGAAAACGGAGTGCGCCCGAGCGGCATCCTGACGTTCCCCGGCAATATCCCGGCGGAAGAAGCGGCGCGGCTGCAAAGCACCTGGCAGGAAAAATACGGCGGTCCGAAGGGCGCTGGCCGCTTGGCCGTCCTGGGCAACAACGCCAAGTTCGAAACCATGACCATGACTTCGGTCGACGCGCAGGTCGTGGAGCAGCTGAAATACACCGCCGAAATGGTCTGCTCGGCCTACCATGTTCCGCCGTTTATGATCGGCGTCGGCGCGGAGCCTGCGGCCGGCGGCGTCCAGGACCGGACGCTGCGTTACTACACGCAATGCATCCAGAAGCACTTCGAGGACATCGAGGCCTGCCTGGACGACGGCCTCGGCATGGACGGCGTGACTCTCGGGACCGAATTCGACGTCGACAACCTGCTGCGGCTCGACAGCGCGACGCAGATGGAAGTGCTCGACAAGGGCCGGAATTATTTCACGCCCAACGACGGCCGCGCGAAGCTCAGCCTGCCGCCGAAGGCCGGTGGCGATTCCGTCTATCGCCAGCAGCAGGACTTCAGCCTCGAAGCGCTCGCCAAGCGCGACGCGAAGGAAGATCCGTTCGGCAAGGCCGCGCCTGCGCCTCCGGCCGATCCGGCCGCGAATGACAACGCGGCGGCGCAAGAAGCCATGAAGCTAATGGCGACCGTAACGAAGGGTTTTGCCGATGTTTGACGGTCAGCTCCTCGGCGATACAATCGTCGCACAGGTCAAAAGCTATCTCGAGCGCGAGGTCGCGCCACTCAAAGCCGAAAATGCCGAACTGAAAGCACGTCTGAAGGCGCTGGAGGACAGGCCGGAACCGGAGAACATCATTCCGGAACTGCTTGAGGCACCCGAACTGCCGGATATCGCCGCCTTAGTTGCCGAAGCCGTTGAGCGCGCCGTCGCAGCGCTCCCGCCGCCGAAGGACGGGAAGGACGCGGCCGGGATCGTCCAAGCGCTGAAGGACAGCGGCGAGCTTGTGCTGACGCTTGAGGACGGCCGGCTGATCCGCACCGGCATCCGCGACGGCAAGAAGGGCAAGAACGGCCGCGACGGCTTCGGCTTCGACGACATGGACGTGGCCGTCCTCGACGATGATCGCACAATCGAGCTGAGCTTCCGCCGCGGCGAGGAAGAGAAGGCTTTCACGCTCAAATGGCCGACGGTCATCTATCGCGGCGTCTGGCGCAGCGGAGAGACTTACGAAGCTGGCGATGCCGTGACCTGGGGCGGTCACATGTGGATCGCCGAACGGGCAACGACCGCGAAGCCCGATCAACCTGACGAGGGCTGGCGCATCGCAGTTAAGCGCGGCCGCGACGGAAAGGACGCCAAGCCATGAACGAACCATCGAACAAGACCGAGCCAGCGCTAGATTACGTCACCGTAACGCCAAGCTCGTCCGACCTCGCCGACGGCGTTTGCCGCGCGATCCTCTGCACCGAGGACGGGTTCCTGAACCTGACGACGGAGAGCGGCCAGGTCCGCGAGGATGTGCCGGTCTTCAAGGGCTACAACCCGCTGACGGCTCGGGCGATCGACGATCCGACGACCGGCAGCGCGCCGGCCGTGGTCGTGGCGCTCTACTAGGCGGTCAGCATGAGGATCGGCGTCGATCTCTCGATCAAGGCACAGGCGGGCACTGGAGCGAGCGGGCCGACCCCGAACGCCTCGCTCCATTTCTCCGATGAGGCTTACAGCTTCGGCGGATCGAGCAAGACGCTCGCCGAGTGCCTGACCGGTTTCAATCATTCCTCGATCGTTCCCGGCGAGGGATGGGTATTGCAAGGTACTGCGAGCGCATCGGATTTCGTGCTTTCGACGCCCGAGCTATTCGCGGCCGTCGGCGCATCCAATACGGCAGTCTTCGATGTGTCGGTCGTGGTCGGCGCGGGCAGCAACTTGTCGTTCATGGTGTTCGACGATGATGGGGCTTCCACGAACGTAGGCGCAGGGCCGAACAAGTGGGGAAGCCTGAACGGGATTTATACGGGCGATCAGGTCGCGCCTAATCCCGGCGTCTATACGGAGTTTCTGACGCCGCTGGTCACGGGCGATTACCATGTCGTCGTAGGCTTCGACGCAACGGGCTGTTTCCTTTGCATAAACCACGGCGCCGTTGTTCCCTACTCGCCCGTGGACCCGACCAAGTTCGCAACCTACATGCAGTTTTTCAATTACATTTGGATCAATGGCGCGGACGGGGCGAAGATCACCTGCCCGAACTTGGACTTCTATCCTCTGATTACCGACGCTGCGGTGTTGCAGGCGCTTTAGCGCTTGCGGATCACGATCATCTTCCACCGGCTAAGCTTTTGGTCATCGTCGGAGATCGCGAACCAATGGCTGTCGCCGATGATGCGCTCGACGAGGCGTGGCTTTTTGTAGAGCGGCTCAGTGCTTCCGATGTCCTCGATGAAATAGAATCCGCCAGCCTTCAGACGCGGGAAGAAGTTGGCGAGGGTCGCAAGCTGGTCCTCGCTCGCATGTGAGCCGTCGTCGACGATGATGTCGAGCTCGGGAATGTCGAGCTTGGCCGCAGCTGCGGGGTCGGTCGAATTGCAGAGGAAGGTTCTGATCCGCTCTTCGCTGAACTGTGTCCCCGCCCAAATGTCGACGCCGAAAATCTGCGCTCGGGGGAAATAGTCGCGCCACGCTCGGAGCGAGGCTCCCGGTTTGTAGTCCGCCTCGGCCCAACCGAACATTGTCGATGAAGCTTTCGGGTCAAGCGTCCCGATGCCGATTTCGAGCAAAGCGCCAACGCTCTCGCGCCTGTCGCGGAGCAGCATTTCATACGCCGGGGCGTAGCAGCCCTTGGAGCCGGTTCCCACTCTTCGGAAGAGATCGAGCAGTCGCATCGGATGCCTCGGTTCGCAGGAGCTTGAATGTCTGAACCCGTCTCGCTTGCCGAAGCCCGCGCGCAGGTCAACATCGTCGATGCCGGCGATACGAGCTTCGACACGTTCCTTTCGTCGCTGCTCGCACCGGCTCGCGCTTACGTCGAGCGCGTGAGCCGGCGGCTGTTCGTTGCTGGCGAGAGGACGGAGACGTTCAGGGCTTGGGGCGACTATCTCGAAATCTGGCGGTCGCCGATCACGAGCATCGACAGCATCGCCTATTCGACGAGCGCAGATCCGGACGACGACGCGGATTACAGCGGCTTCGTCGCCAACCTCGGCTTTCCCGCTCGCATCTATCCGGCGATCGATGGCAGTGGCTTTCCCGACCTGATCGCCGGCGGGACGATCACCGTCACCTACACCGGCGGCGCGGTCGAGGCGGCGAGCGAAGAGTATCTGATCGGCAAGCGCGCGATGCTGCTGCTGATCGGCCATTGGTTCGAATTCAGGGAAGCGGCGGCGGCTGGCATCGTCTCTGACGAGATCGCCGCCACGATCACTTGGCTGCTCGACGAGCTGAGGCCGGTTTCGGCTTACTGACATGGGGGCAGGCGACCGCAGCTATCGCGTGATCTTCCAGCGCGCGACGACGATCGACGACGATTACGGCCAGCCGATCGAGACTTGGGCGGATTATGTGGTTGCGACATCGCGCGTCCGCTTCGGAACGGCTCAGGAGAAGCGAGAGGCCGCTCAGGAGAGCGCATCGCAAGCTGCGACGTTCGAATGCCTTCGCAGCAGGAAGGTCGACAGCGTGACGCTTCTGGATCGGATCAGCTTCGACGGCTCTTACTGGGATTTGACCGAGCGAGCGCCGCTCGACCGCAAGACGATCCGGTTCACCGGGATCAGGTCGCTGGAGGGGGCAGGCGTCCTCACAGCGCCGACACCGCCGGCCGCGATCGCGGACCTTAATTTCCAAGCCGACAGCTACACGGCTGCTGGCGTCTCATACGAATATGCCGACATCCTGGTGAGCTACATGAACGCGGCCGGGGAAGTCGCAGGCGAGGGGCTGCGGATCATCACGACTGCGGTCAGCGTCTCCGATAGCGTTTTCTCCACTCCCGAGTTCTTCGCGCCGATAGGAACGACGCACAGCGGCGTCTTCGACGTGGACGTTCAATACACCGGCGCTGACGAAATCGACGTCGCGGTTTTCACCAGCAACTTCTCGCACGACGATGGCCGCTCAATCGGCGTCAACTGCCTCAAATGGGATGGCCGGGACGTTGGCCTCAGCAACTTCGACGGATTCTATGTCGGCGAGAGGAACAACATAGACCCGGACGTCTATGCGCCCATGAAAGTGCCTTTGGGCGTCGGAGCACATAGGGTTTCCTATTCGGTCAGTCCGGCCTTGCTCATGGTCTCGATCGATAACAGCCCGGTCATGTCCTATATCCCGGCGCTGCACACGGATTTCTCGGTTTTCGACCGCTTCAATTTCTACCTGTGGCGCAATGGGTTGACCTCCACGCCGACACTCAGGCGCGCACGCTTCTACCCGCACGTCACTGACCCGGCGCTCCTTCAGCAGATGTCCGCGCCCTGATGGACTGGCAGGAAGCCTTCATCATTCGGGCGAGAGATGCCTACCCGCAGACGTGGTGGGTGAACGCGCCGCAGAACGCCGCCAAGCCCTTCGTGACCTTGCTCGATGTGACGGAGCTTCGCGGCCAGACGCTCAACGATTTCGACCTAGAGTTCGCCCGCGTCCAGGTCGACGCCTGGGGCTTCACTTACGCAGACGTTCAGGCGGCGATGGCGGCATTGATCGGGGAGACCGGATCGCCAGGGGCACTCATTCTCGGCGGCACTTTTAGCGGTCGCACATTCCAGCGCGCGGATATTGTCCTCGGCCCGCGCGATTTTGGCGGTGAACGCGAGGGCGACTCGATCATCTACCGCAAGACCGCGGACCTGATGATCGCCCACGATTAATCCAAGGAGAGCATGAAATGACCGAAGCCCGCATCGGGTGGGGGGGTAAGCTGTTCCTCTCGACCGACAACACGGAAGCGAACCTCGTCCAGCTAGCAGAAGTCGTCAGCTGCACGTTCCCGCAGGATCAGGCTGATGAAGTGGAGGTCACGCACCTGCTGTCGCCTGGCCGGCGGAAGGAATTTAAGGCGGGCCTGATCGACGGCGGCGACGTTACGGTTCAGCTGAATTATGTCCCGCTCGGCGCAACCGATCTTCTCCTTGTCGCCGCGCGAACAACGGGAGACACGCGGAAGGTGCGCTTCGAGATTCCGGACGATTCGGGGACCGGAACAATCGATGCTAACGTAACGACGCAGGCCTTCGTTAAGAGATATGCGCCGGATAACATGGAGCCCGGGAGCAAGATCACCGCAACGCTGATCCTTCGCATCACCGGCGATCAGGAGCAGGGAGCCGGAGCGTCCGGCAGCTAATGCTGATCTTCGACGATGAAGAGGTCGTCGAGGGTTGCCGCCTGGCTGTGGATTTTCGGGCGCTCGCGCATATCGAGCGGATGGCCGGCAAGCCAATGCCGGAAATCCTCGGCGCAATGTTCGAAGGCTCACGGCTGTGCCTGAAGGCGCAGGTGATGAAGGGACTGATGCTGCGGCATCATCCCGACGTCACAGTGGAGCAGGCGCTCAGCCTTCTCCTTCGCGTCGACAGCACGTCGATCTTCGGCCTCTTCAACCGGACGTTTAACGTCGCGAAAGAGAGGCAGGAAAACCCTCCGAAGCGGCGTGGGACATCGCAACCTTCCTTCGTGAATGGATCAGGCTCGGCGGCTCTCCTTCCGAGTTCTGGCGGCAATCGCCGCGGTCCTATGTCACGATCATGGAAGGCATGGCCCACGCCGCGCAGAGGCAATTCGAGCTAGCGATCTCGACGGCCTGGCACACTGCGGTCTTCGCGCTCAACGGCTATAGCGGGAAGCTCAAAGACTTGTCGGAATATACCGGCAGGCCGAATGAGCAACGACGCGAAGACAGCAACCGCCTAAGTTACGCTCAGGGCATCGCTTTCTTTACGCGGCTCAGGGAGCGCGGCTTCAATGTCAGAATTGAGCGCGCGGTTCACTGACGGCTGATGATCGCCGAACCGACGGCGAAGAGGGCGGCGATGACTGCCGAGCCGATGCCAAGCGCGATCTTCATGGCCTGGACGTGCATCAGCTGAAGGTTCGCGACGGTCCCGCCGTCGCCGGTTGCGACCGACGTGTCCATGACCAAGCCGGAATAGAGGAAGTAGCCGCCGACCAGCACGAAGACGAACGCGAACGCGGCAAGCCGTTGAGCCATTAGCCGAGGATACTATCGACGTGGCATTCACTCAACCGCTGACGCTGACCGTTCATGTCGAAGGCCTCGATGGCGTGCTGGAAGCGCTCGAGGAAATCCCCAAGGTCGCGACGGAGAAGAACGTCGTCCGCCGCGCTCTCAAGGACGCGGCCGAGCCGATCCGCGCAACGTGGGCCGAACTCGCTCCCTACGATGCGAGCGATCAGGGCTTGCACCTTCGCGATTCGATCATCGTCTCGGACAAGTCTGTTTCGCACGAGGTCGACGTCTCAGCGCCGCCTGGCGGCGTGACCATCTTCATCGGCCCGAGTGCCAGCCTTCCCCGGCATCACGGCATCTTCATGGAATTCGGAACCTTCAAGGACGTCGCTCAGCCTTCGGGCCGACCGGCGTTCGACTCGAAGAAATACGAAACGATCAAGCTCGTCGGCTTTTACATGTGGGTCCAGATCGACGCGACGGCTCAGCGCCTATCCGCGCGCGCGGCCCGCCTCGCACAGCAAGGCTAAACGATGGAATTGAAACCCTTCCTCTACGAGGCGGCGATCCCGCTCGACGACGACTTCACGCTGACGCTGACGATGGATTACCAAGTCATCTGGCAGCTTGAGGGGCTCTTCGAGAAGGGGCTGGTCGAGCTTCTCGGCGAGCTCATGTCCTCGTCGTCGGTGATGTCGCAGTTCCTCATCGCCATGACGCGCAAGCACCACGCCGACCTCAGTGCGGACGTGATCGTCGGCCTCCAGTATTCCGAGAAGTATGGGCAAGTGATCGTCGCCGCGCTCGGCAAGCTGGTGAAGGACGCCTTCAAGCTGGCGGATGCCGATGGCTAGTTCGCTCATCGGCTCGCTGCGGGTCGCGCTCGGGCTTGACACCGCCCAGTTTGAAGCTGGCGCGAACAAGTCGCGCTCGATCGCGCGCGGCCTCTCCAAGGACATCGAAAGCTCTTTCAAGTCGGCGAAGATCGCCGTCGAAGGACTCGTTGCGGCTTTCGCGGTCGGCGCGCTGACGCAGCAGATCAAGCAGAGCCTCCAATATGCTGCGGCCATCGGCGAAGTCGCGGGGACGCTCGGCGTCACGACCAAGCAACTGCAGGAGTTCCGCTTCGCCGCCGGCCAGCTCGGCGTCAGCCAGGAAGCGCTCGAAGGCGGGCTTCAGCGGCTCACCGTTTCGATCGGCAAGTCCAAAGTCGGCTCAGAAGAGCAGACGAAGGCCTTCCAGGCGCTCGCGACTGCCGCGCATACGACCGTCAATGAGCTTCGCTCAGGCAACACCGGCGACGTGTTCACGAAGATCGCGGATGCGCTCAAGAACGTCACCGACCGTTCGCAGCGGGCAGCAATCGAGGTCGCCCTGTTTGGCAAGGCCGGCGCGCAGCTGGATAGCCTGCTTGCTGGCGGAACGGAGCGGCTCAACGCCCTGTCGGAAGCAGCACATCAGCTCGGCGTCGTTCTTTCCGAGGATCAGATCAGGAATGCCGAAGTCACGGCGCACAAGCTGGAGGCGCTGAAGACTGTCCTCGAAGCGAATATCGCCTCGACCGTCACGGCGAACGCGAATTCCATCCTCAGCCTTGCACAAGCGCTCAGCACGCTCACCAATCAGATTCTCCACTTCTTCAGCTCCAACCCGCAGCTGGCGCTTGCCATCATCGGCGGGCTTGCCGGCAGCAGGTTCGGGGCTGCCGGTGCGGCCATTGGCGCGGCTGGCGGCGCGGTCCTCGGCAACACGGTCGCGCAGAACGCCGCCGATCAGAACATGGACCTGCGCTTCCGCATGGAGCAGGTTCGCCGCGCGAAGGCCGAATTCCTTGCGCGCCAGGCTGCTTCTGAGAGCGCCACTTCAATTCTTGGCTTCAGGCACGGCACTGGCAGCGGCACAGCCGCCGACGCCGAGAAGGAGTTGAGGCGGCAGACGGCCTTGCTTCGAGCAGCGACCGCCGCGGCGACAGCGCCGAAGCCGTCCTTGGGCCCCGGCGTCAATCTCCCGCCGTTCCTCGCTCCGAAGGGGCCGAGAGGACGAAAGCAGCCCGCCGACCGCTCCGAAGAACTGCTCGCTCAAATGGACAAGGAAATCCTTCAGGCGAACCAGGAGATTCTGCAGTCCAAGCTCGGTCTCGCCGGCAGTGCCGAGCAGCACCTTCAAATCCAGGTTCAGCTCGTCCAGCTCGAAAAGACGATCAAGGACAAGGCGATCGACGAGGAGCTTGCCAAGGCCGAGCGCGAGCACGCCGAGCACAAGATCACCGACGCCGCGCTGAAGGAGGCGGAATCGAAGGCCGCGCAACTCAAGGCCGCGAATGCCACAGAAGCGCAGGTCAAGCTCCAAGCGATTGTCGAAGAGCAGCTGACGCGGGCGGACAAGGCTCAGTTCGAAGCCGCCGACCAGCAGCGCAAGTTCGCGATCGGCGCGCTCCACGTCGCTGACCAGCTGGCGACCACGGACGAGGATCACCGCCGCATCCAGCTTCAGATCCTCGACAGTGAGATCAACCAGCGCCGCCTGCAGCTGGAGCATGAGTTGCAATTGGCGAAGCGCAACCACGCCACGGACGAAGAAATCAAGGTCATTCAGGATCAGATCGACCATCTGCCGACGGAGCGCGCTCAGGGCGCGGCGCTGATCCAGCAGAACACGATGAGCCCGCTGGAGAAGTGGGCGCACGACGTTCCGAAGACCGCAGCCGAAATTAAGCAGGCGCTCCAGAGCATCGAGGTCGACGGCATCGACAAGCTCTCGGATGCGCTCACCGACGTCATCACCGGCACGGAAAGCCTCAAGCAGGCTTTCCATGACCTCGCGCTCTCAATCCTCGCCGACCTCCTGAAAATGACGATCAAGATGCTGATTTTCAAAGGCATCGAGGCGGCGTTCGGAGCGAGCGGCGGCGGTGGCTTCAGCGCATCGACAGCTGCGGCCGGTGGGGCTGTTCCCGGCTTCGCTTCCGGCGGCTCGTTCCTCGTCGGCGGCCGTGGCGGCACGGACATGAACGTGCTCTCGATCAACGGCATCCCGCGCGCTCGTGTTTCCAACATGGAGACGGTCAGCGTCGGCAACGACAATGGCCCGATGATGCCGCCCGTTCATACGACGATCAACATTGACGCGACCGGCGCTGATCCCGCCGCATTGGCACGCGTGGAAATGTCGCTCGACCAGCTGAGGGCCGAGCTTCCCGGCAAGATCGTCGGCACGATGGACGAAGCCCGCTCTCGCTTCATCTGGAGGCGCTGAGTGAAAGCGCCGATCGAGATGCCGACGCTCTATGTCGCGCAGCAGGAATTCAAGCTCCAGCGCGTGGACTATATGGCGCCGGAAGCAAGCGGCCGGATCGGGGGCGTTCAGGCTGGAATGCCGCTGTGGTCGGGCGCGTGGACGCTCGGCCGGATGCCGGAAGACGATTCCGACGATTGGGAAGCGTTCGTCGACGGGCTGCGCGGCCAGACGCGCCGCTTCATCGGCCGCGACCTCAAGCGCCAGTATCCGAAGGAATATCCCGACGGCTTCGGCGCGTTCGGCGCATTCACCGGGCAGGCTTCCTCGTGGTCGCAGTCGATTGTCACCGGCGGCGACTGCCAGCTGACACTCCACCTTGGCGCTGCGGCGGCGGGGCTAGTGCTGTCGAAGCGCGACGGCATCGACTTCCGCTATAACGCAAGCGAGACCTCCGTCGCTGGTCTTGCCTGGCGCGCGCTCGTCCGCGTGGTCTCGGGCGGGACTGCCAACGGCTCAGGCGTTGTCACCGTAACCGTCGAGCCGCCGATCCCGACTGCAGTGCCGGGGAGCGCGGTCGCCCACATCGACGAGCCGGGCTGCGTCATGGCGTTGGTGAACGATCAGACGAGCCTCGGCCCGATCGACCGGCTCTATTCGATCAACGGCGGGCAGATCGTCGGCGTTCAGGACATCCGTTCGTGAAGACGCTCGATCCTGACGCCCTTGCAGCGATCGAGGCGGGCGAAGCGATCGTCACCGGGGCTGTCGACATCATCCCGCTCGTCGGCGACACGATCCGCGTGTGGGGCGGCTACGGCGTCCTCACCATCGACGGCAACGATTACCTGCCGCTTGGCGACCGGGCGTTCGCTCAGCAGACGGCCGGCGCAATCGGCGGCGTCGCGCAGGGCTACACGCTCGGCATTTCCGGCGTTGAGGCGGACGCACTGGCTGAGATCGACGCTGATTCGGTCAAGGGCGCGAGCGTCGTCCTCTATCGCCTCATCTTCGCTTCGGACGGGCAGACGCTTCTCGACGCGCATGTCTTCGATCGCGGGCGCGGCGACACGCTGGATTCGGTTGAGACTGTCGGCGGGCCTGCAGTGGTCAATTTCGCGGTCGAGAGCGCCGCCCGTGGGCTTGGCAGAAGCCTCTCGCGGATGCGCTCCGACACCGACCAACGGCTGATCGACAGTAACGACGGCTATTTCCGCAACGTCGCCTATGCCGGGGAAAAGATGCTCTACTGGGGCGGGAAGAAGCCGACCAGGAGCGGTTCGGCTGTCACTGGCAGCGGAACCGGCAGCACCGGCGGCTCGAGCATCGCCGGCGCCGGCCCGTTGGTGATTCCGGCATGAAGCGCGACGTCGCTGCGCTCATCGCATTCATCAACAGCCGCAGGGACAGGCCGCACAAGTGGGGCAGCAGGTCGAACGATTGCGCGAGCTTCGCCAATGGAGCGGTCAAGGCGACGACGGGTGAAGGCGCGCTCGGCGGGCTCCATTGGTCAGGCAAGATCGGGGCGCTTCGTGCGCTGAAATCCGTCGGCGGGATCGAGGCGGCGCTGGACGCGCGCTTTGAGCGCATTGCCCCGGCTGAGGCTCACCGCGGCGACATCGCTGCAATCCCGGCCGAGACGATGGCTGGCCTTGGCGAAGACGAGATCGAGGCGCTCGGCCTCCATCCGATGATCGTCGAAGGGCCGACGTTGGTCAGCCCCGGCGAGCGCGGGCTTCGGCGCTGCAAACGATCTCTTGCGGTCGCCGCCTGGGACGTGACGCGGCGCAAGTAGGGGCGGCTAATGAGCAAGTTCGTCGGCTTCGTCGTTGGAGCCGCCCTGATCGTTGTCGGCCTCACGGTGCCGGGGATGCAAGCCCTGATCGTTCAGGGCGCGGCGATGATAATTACTCAGGCGGTCGTCGACCTGACCATGCCGAAGACGCCAGCGCGCATGGCTGCGGAGATGCAGCTGCAGCTCGGCGAGCAGCCGCGCTCGGCGTTGTTCGGCGAGACGTTCACGCCGGGAAGCCTCGTCGATGGCTTCAACTATGGCGGGAAATACGGCACCGATCACGAAGTCCTGGTCATCCGCTTGGCCGACCACAAGTGCGAGGGCCTGATCGGCTTCTACGTCAACGATGAATATGTCCTCTACACCGGGGACGGCAATTATCCGCAGTTCGACACCGACCACTTCTCGCTTTGGTTCAGGGCGGACACATCGAACGACCCGCTGCCTTCGGTCGTCACCACCTATGGGCCGGGCTGGACTTCAGCCGACATTGGCCGCTCGGGCTGCGATGTTGTCGTCGATTACAAGGCCGACGCTCCCGACGCGAAGCAGCCTGCGTGGCCGGGCGGACGCCCGCGCTTCGGCTTCGTGCTCAGGGGCAAACTCTGCTACGACCCGCGCAAGGACAGCACCGTCACCGGCGGCTCGGGCGCGCATCGTTGGGATGACCCGACGACCTGGGAGTGGAGCGAGAACCCGATTGTCTGCCGCTACAACTGGGTGCGCGGCATCTATGCAGAGGACGATGTAAGCGATCCGACCGCGCTGCTGATCGGGCGCGGACTCACCGCCGACGAAGCGCCGCCAGAGAATGTGATCGCTCCGGCGAACCTCTGCGACGAAGGGCTGGCGGGGCCATATCCCTATGTCCAGCGGGATGCGTCCTCCAGTTCGAATTATTATATCGTTGCCGCCGTAACCGCGAACTGGATGGCGCGCGCGAGCGCGAGCAACGCCGACACGATCGAGTGGTGGAACCTCCCGACGAAGACGCTGCTCGGGTCCACCACCGACGGCCTCGACGCCGCCACCGGAAGCGTCAACAACATCGACCTCGCCAACGACGGGACCGCCTATTTCTTCGGCTGGTATGTGGTTGGCGTTACCGCCTTCCATGCCTTGTGGACGGTTCCGCCGCTCGGGGCTGCGACGAAGACCGACACTGCCGAGATCGGCGGGGGAATAACGCGGGCGATCGACATGCCCGACGGCACTCGCAAGGTGCTGACGGCGCGCGCCGGCGGGTTCCTCGATGAGGTTACGCTCGTCAGCGACGCCAAGACCTCCGAGGATTTCGCGCTCCACGGCGACGGAAGCGTTTGGGGCTTCTTCGTTCCTGCAGGCTCGAGCAACCAGTTCACCCTCAAGCGCCTCTTCGGCGGCGGCGCGCTGAGCTATACGGTGACGGGCCTCGTCACTCGCGGCTCTCCGTCGGGGGGAACCTTCTGCCATGTCGCCGACGAGCAGCACTTCTTCGTCGTCGTCGATGGCAAGTTCTACCTGATCCACGATGACACGACCGGCGGCTCGGCGGGAATGATCAAGGCCAGCGGAAGCTTTACCAAGCCGACATTGAACCTGCCGCGTAAGAACCCGGCGCAGGAAAGCTACTGGGCGGGCTACGATCTTGTCTCGCTCGTCGATGCGTCGACCATCGAGAGCGTGGCCCCGCACGACTGGATCTTCGAGACGAGCAGCGACGTCCTCTACGATCCGGCTGGCAATTCGCTGGCGACGCACAATTCTTCCGGCAAGGTCACGTTCCGCATCCTAGGGCCGGGCATCCGCTTCCGGATCGCGGGGCCGGTCTATGCCAACCAGGACTTCATCGACGTCGAGCAAATGTTCGCCGCCGCCGTCGCCGGAAACGTCATCACGGTCGAAGGCTCGGTCGAGCTTGAGCCTGCCCAGGCCAAGGCGATCTCGTTCAGCTTCACCGACGACGACTTGCTCGTCGCAAGCGAGGTCAACTGGAACCATGGCTTCCTCAGCCAGGCGAACGAAGAATGGGTGAACATGGTCGTCTCGCGCTACGTCGAGCCGACGCAGCAATGGAACGACCACGCTGCACCGCCTGCAAGGGACGATAGCGACATCATCGCCGACGGCGGACCGCGCGAAGCAAGCATTCCGCTGCGGCTGGTGCGTGACGTTGGGCAGGCGCAGCGCATCGCCGAGATCACGCGCAGGCTCGGTCGGCTGTGGGGCCGCGCCTCGGTTACGCTCGGCCCGCGCTTCTGCGAAGCCGAGGCTGGCGATTGGTGCGAATGGACATCTGACCGCTATTTCGGCGGCGATACGAAGACGTTCCGGATCGAAGCCTATCAGATCGACGAGAAGTGGCGGCCCAAGCTGACCCTGCGCGAGATCGCAAGCAGCGTCTTCGCCGATGACGTGAGCTACACGCTCGATCAGTCGAACGTCTCGATGAGCTCGCCGCCACCGGCAATCGGGACGCCGGACGGCGGATCGTGGACGCTGAGCGCAACGACGCTCGATAGCGCAGGGGCGAGCGTGCCAGCGCTCGTCGTGAGCGGAGCCAGTGAGGACGACCAGGCAGCGCAGATCAAGGTGGAATTCTGGCAATCGGACGGCGTGACCGATCCTACTGTCGACCCTGACGCCGTGCCTTGGACGAGCGCGGGGACGTTCCCGCCCGATGTCGGCGCCGTGCAGCTACCGATTCCGGCCGGCGGCGCGGATTATTACGCTGCGGTCAGCTATGTGGTCAGCGGCCAGCAGGGGGATCGGCTGGTGCTTGGCCCGGAAACAGCGGGCGATCTCGATGTGAGCGCTCAGCGGCGACTGACGATCGATACCATCAGCGGCACGACCTACACCGTCCTCGTCACTGACGACTGGCATCACAAGCGCTTCACCAACGGCTCGGCGATCACGGTCACGGTTCCGACCAATGCGACTGCCGCTTACCCGATCGGCGGTCGCACCCGCATGACGCAGGCCGGTGCCGGTCAGGTCACGCTTTCGCCAGCCGTGGGTGTCACGCTCAACAGCCGTGGTGGCGCGCTCAAGAGCAATGGCGCCGAGGCAGTCTTCGAGATCGAAAAAGTCGGGACGGACGAGTGGGACGTCCTCGGCGACGTGACAACGTGAGGTAAATAGGAATGTCGACCCGTTATTTCGCGTTCAACACGCTCGCTTTCGGCCGGCGCAACACCGGGACCGTCGTCGATGGCGACACGACGGCAGGCCGGTTCGATTCCTCCTACGTCGCCGACTGCATCAAAGTGCCGACGGAGAGCGATTACGTCGAGGCGGCTCAGCCCTTCATCGACGGCTCGACCTCGCTCACCGGCACCTTCTGGCTGCGCTTCGACACCTACCTTGCCAGCTACAACGGCAACGCGGTCGATCATGTCGTCTTCACCATGCTCAACGGCACCGCCAACGCCTACCGGCTGAAGGTGAACAGCGGCAACATGCAGGTGCAATACTGGAACAGCGGGACGTCGGCCTGGGTGAACTGGGGATCGAGCTTCTCCCAGTGGAGCGCGACGGCGCTGGTCACGGTGGTCTTCAAGCTCGTCGTCAATTCCAGCTTCGAGCTCTATGTCGGCGGCTCGCTCCAGGCCAACAGCTCGACCGTCCCCACCAACGGCGCTTCCGCGGTCACGACGACGCGCTTCACGACCGTCAACGCCAACTCGTTCTTTTCGCAGATCATGGGCGGAGATTACGACCTCCGCGATTCGCATCTCTACAGCAAGCTCGCGAACGGCAACGGCAATTACACGGCCGGCACCGGCACCTATACGGACATCAACGAAGCCGTCCTCGACGATACGACCGCGATCTCGCTTCCATCCATCGGCAACTCGAAGACGTTCACCAAGGCAGCGATTGCCGCGATTCCGAGCGGCTATTCGATCGCAGGCATGGTCGTGAACGGGCGCGGGCGCGTTGGCGGCGGAACGATCACGGACGGCAAGTTCCGCGTCCGGAGCAGCAGCACCGACAGCGACAGCGCGGGCAAGAGCTACAATGGCGGCTATGAGGGCAGGGGCCACTTCTTCGCGACCGATCCCGCGACCGCGACCACATGGACGAAGACGGGGTTCGATAACGCCGAGTTCGGCGCAGTAGCGGCCTAAAATCGTGGCGGTTTCCGTCACGCTCATCCGCTCCGGCGCTGTTAACGCAAGTGCCGGCGCGACGACGATCACGCCTGCGAAGCCGACGGTCGACGGCTCCAAGGGCCGGCTGCTGGCGATCCTCTGCACAAAGAACAACGCGACCCACAGCACCACGACAACGGGCTGGTCGAACCTCGCTCAAGTCAACAGCGGCGCAAGCTTCACGGTTTCGATTTGGGAGGCTCCCGAAACCTCGGCCAACCCGGTCTTCACATGGACTGGCTCGGTCGCCTGCGAAGCCGCGATTTGGTATTTCGCAGATCCGAACAATCCGATGGCTGCGCTTGCTGTAGGAAGCACAGCGAACACCGGCTCTGCTAACCCGCATACCTCGACAAGCTTCAACGCCAGCGCGAACGATGTCCTGGCCGTCTGCGTAGATGGCGGGGCCGCAGCTACGAACCTCAACCTTCCCTCCGGTTGGGGCAATGCGAACAACAAGGCCAGCGCGACTTCAGGAACCGCGCTCTCGGTCTGCACCAAGGCGATCGCGACGTCGGGAAGCGCGTCCGGAGCGGTCAGCGTCAACGGAGCGGCGGCCGCGTGGGTCCAGTGGCAGCTTGAGGCCAAGATCGTCGCCGCCGCAGCTGGCGAGACCTCGAAGCTTGAAGATGTCGCCGTCCTTGAGCCGACTGATGGGCTGTCAGAGTCCAAGCTGGAAGTCGTCGCGGTCCTCGAAGGAACACCCGGCGATGGCGTCTCGAAGATGGAGGCGGTCGCGTGGCTCGACAAGCTTTCTGGCGAATGGACGAAACTTGAGGTCGATGCCCTGCTCGAGCCGCCTCCCGGCCTCGATGCGAGCAAACTGGAAGTCGTCGCGTGGCTGGACGGTCCCGGCGGCGGCAACCGCAGAATGTCATTGATGTAGGCGGAACACATGATCCCACCCACGACTTCGCAACTCACCGTCGTCGGCATCTGGACGGTCGCGATCAGCTTCATCGGCCTCTTGGTCCGCCAGGTCGTGCCGTGGAAGAAGGTCACGACCGATGCGGAAGCCAAGCTCCGCGACACGCTGATTGCTCGCGTCGAACGGCTCGAGTTTCGCCTTGATCGCCAGCAGACGCGGCACGACGCCGAAAAGCGGCTGCTCATCCACAAGCTCCGCAACATGACGGCGAACTTCGACGCGATGCTGATGATGCTGGAGATGAACCCGGATCGCGGTCCCGAGATCGTCGCGAAGATCAAGGAGCAGCGCGCGGCGCAAATGGTCGCCGAAGCTCAGGAATCGGCGCTCATCTATGCAAGCGAGCTCCGCGCAGATGATGCGGACGCTGGAGCGGAGGATGCAGCATGAGCCCAACCAACATGAAGGGGAGATCAGGATGAACGCGACTTGGCTTGCGGACGCGCTTCGCGCGGCGGGGTGCAAGGTCAGTGAGATTGCCGGTTGGCAAACGCGCGGGCGCCCGGGCGCTTTCGGCCCAGTGCGCGGCGTCCTCTGCCATCACACGGCAGGGCCGCTGACCGGCAACGCGCCTTCTCTCAAGACCATCATCGACGGGCGCCCCGATCTCCCCGGGCCGCTCTCGCATCTTCACCTTGCGCGCGACGGCACGTTCAGCGTCATCGCGGCCGGTCGCTGCAACCATGCAGGCCCGGGGCAATGGCAGGGGATCGCCAGCGGAAACACCAGCTTCATCGGCATCGAGGCCGAGAATGCCGGCACCGGCGCCGATCCGTGGCCCGACGTTCAGATGGAAGCCTACGCCCGCGGATGCGCGGCAATCCTTAAGCACATCGGCGCGCCTGCGATCATGTGCGTCGGCCATAAGGAATATGCGCTGCCGCCCGGCCGGAAGATCGATCCAGCCTTCAACATGGTGGCATTTCGGCAAAAGGTCGCGGCGTTCATGCAAGGGCTAGCCGCGTGAAACTGCTTGGCCTGCCGCCGCCGCAGACCTTCGCGGAAGGGATGCGCTTGCTGTTCGCCATTGCCGCACTGGTAGGCGCCGTAGCCTTCGGCATTGGCGTGGTGGCGCTTGTCTGCGTGCTCGTGTGGGGCGGGTGGCCCCCGGCGCTCTATGGCAAAATCATTTCCATCCTTGGAATCGTCGCAATTGGCGGCCTGGTGCTGGTTGGCATTTCGCAGGTTGGCATCCTGCTTGGCGGCCCCGTTGGGCGCTTCAAGGCGGCCGTCGATAAGAGCGGCGCGAGCGTTGAAGGCAGTGGCGTAGGGGAGCCGCTTCCGCCGATCATTGCGGGCGCCGCGGCCGGCGCTGCCGCGGGGGCTTCGGCGGCGGCGAAGGCTACCGCCCCAACAGAAGGAGACGCAGTATGAACGTTATTTTCGCCACCCTGCTCGCCCTCGCATTCATTTGGCTCGGTTTCCTAACCTTCCGCCATGCTGACTTGCGGGCGGATGCCGAGGCCCTGGCGCGGGCCATTCTCCTCGACTCCAAGACGGAAGCGCGGCGCATCCTCGCCAAGCTAAGGAAGAAATGACTGTCCGCGCGGCCTGCCTCGTCGCCTGGCTCGCGCTCGCCCTCGTTGCCATGCTCTGCATTGCCAGCGGAGGGCATAAGCGCCCGAACGCTGGCCTGCCTCTCGTCCAGAGCGATTACCCGGATTTGCAAGACGCCCTCGCCGATCCGCCCGCCCAAGACCGACGTCTTCCACCCTCAAGCGAACGTGGAGCTGAGCTGATGTTCACCATAAGGGGCTACGAGATTGGCGCAAAGCTGATCGCGATTGGCGTCGGCGCGATTGTCCTCATCGCCGCCGTTTCGATTGTGCTGACCCAATGCAGCTCGAGCAAGACCGCGAAGAAGCAAGACGAGGTCAGCGGGGCTCAGGGCCAAGCG